GTTGCGGCTTGCTTAGGCTGCTTGGTCAGGCGAACCATGATGCCACGCAGAGCAGTGCCGGCCATGGAGGCGTCGATGCCGTTACTGCCGAGGATGCCGGCATAGGCGGCCGTCTGCTCGAGGCTCAGACCAAACTGCTTGGCAACCGGTGCGCAGTATTTCATCGTGTCAGACAGCGTCTCCAGCGTGGTATTGCTGCGCTGGAAAGTGTTTGTCAGCACGTCGCCCACGCGGTCGATCTCTGCCGTCTGAAGGCCGAAAGCAGACAGGATGTTGCTTGAAATGTCGGCCGCCCGGCCCAGGTCGATTGCGCCGGCGGATGCCAGGTTGAGCATGCCCGGCATGGCGGCCAGAACCTCATTTGTCTTGAAGCCGGCCATGGCCAGATACTGCATGCCCTGGGCAACCTGCGTAGACGTGTACTTGGTCGAAGCGCCAAGCTGGAGGGCCTGCGCCTCGTAGCGGGCCATCTCGTCCGCGCTGGCGCGGGAAATGGCCTGCACCTGGGAGAGCTGCCTTTCAAGGGAGGCTCCGTCTGTCATAGCGGCCATGATGCCGGAGCCGACGGCCGCGCCTGCCTGCTGGGCGTAGGGCGCATTGGCGGCCACGCCGGCCTTGGCCCTGCCAAGACGCGCCTCGGCGGCTTGCTGGCGCTGGAGGGCCTGCGCCGTGCGGTTGGCCGCCTGGGTGAGCTCTTTCTCCCTCTGGGCGAGGGCGCGGATGGGCTGGCCGGCGGCGTTGGCGGCGGCCGCCATCTCGCGCATCTTCGTGATGTTTTTCTGCCAGGCCTCCTTGGCCCGGTTGGCAGAAGCCTGGGCGCGCTCGAAGGCGGTCTGCTGGGCCCGCGTTGGCCTCTCGCAGGCGGACATGGCCTGCTGAAGCCTGGCGACCTCGGCCGCGGCCTGCTTGTAGGCCTTGCCGGACTCCATGACCTTCTGGCGGGCAGACTGGAGGGCGCCAAGCTGTCTTGCCGCACCCTCCAAGCTCTTGAAGGACTCCTGCAGGCGGGCGACAGTGCGGCTGGCGGCCTTGAAATTGGCGCTGAAAGACGCCGTGTTGGCGGCCAGCGCAAACGCAATTTCATAAGTCTTTGCCATTGCCTACCTCCTGCCCTTCATCTTTCTGTCGAGCTCTTTCTGCCTCTTTTCCAGCTCTGCCTGCTGCACCTCTGCCCACGTCTTGACCTCGGCTATCGGCAGCCTCCACCACTCGAGGGCGCTGGTTGCCGTGTCGGCGCCGGCCAGGTTGAGGCAGAGACGCATCACGTCCCGCTCCGGCTCGGCGCCGCCAAGGCCTAGCTCAGCAAAAAACCCGACACCTGGGTGCAGAGGGGCACGACCTCGTTGACAGGCATGCCCTCGAAAAATTCGATAGGCTGCTTGCAGAGGCGGGCCATGAGGTAGATGCAGAACTCCTGGTCAAAAACCATGGAAACGGGGTTCGCACCGGGGTTGGCCTTCACGAAGGCCTTCTTGACGGCCAGGAACTGGGCTCCGGTCATGTCTTCAACGGGCACTTCAAGCTCGGCGAACTCGGCATCCTCGAACTTGTAGGGGCGCTTGAACTCGTACTTCATGGGGAGACTCCTTTCATGTCCGAGACTCCCGGAGAGGCGGGGAAGGGCCGGAGTCTCGAAGCCCTTGTCGCGCAGGCGCGCTATCCCCGCCGGATATGGACTAGCTCAGGCCAAGGTCGGCGCGGACGCTCTGAAGAGCATCGGCGCCGCCGAACCGGGCGATGTAGTTGTACTTGTCGATCTCGACCACTTCCTTTCCTCCGATCACCAGCTTGAGGTAGCTGGCCTCGAGTTCGGTGGTGGTATCGGTCGTGGAGCCGGGCTCGAAGGAGCCAAGGCTGGTGGTCTTGGGCGTGCCTTTGACCACCAGGCGGACCGGCACGGTCGAGTAGAGGCCGGAGCCGGCGTCGTAGCGCTGCTGGGAGCCGCGGATTTCGAGATGGTGCGCCTTCTGGGCTGCGAGCGACATGGCGGCCGCCTCGATGGTGCGCCAGTGCAGGGTGACGCTCATGCTCTGGAAGTGGCCGAGCACGGGGCTGTCCACCTCGCCGGCAATGCCGGCACCGGAAACGGTGTCCGTCATCGCGCTGAGCTCGGGGAGGTCCACCGTGGCAACTCCAAGGAGGTCGTTCGAGTTGTTGTAGACTCGAAAATTAACTAGTTTCTCCTGAATAGGATTCGTGTTTGCCATTGTATTATCTCCTATTCAAACAGCGTTGAGAGATAAGAGACATCGTACTCAAGCACGAAGTCAATCTCTCTAGCAGGAGTCGGCGGGGTGACATAGAGATGGAAGGTGCAGATGCCGTCTTCAAGGCTCGTAACGGGATTTTCGCTCTCGAGGAACTCGACCCTGCCGCCAAGGATGTACTGGCGGGCCGCAAGCCCGTTCAGCCAGATGTTGGCGCTGTCCACGACCGTCTGCACGAGGCGCTTGTTCAGCGGGAAGTCAACGCGCTGCCAGTAGGTGGTGATCAGCGTGTTGGCCAGCCAGTTGAACATCCTGCGGACGGGGATGAAGGCGTCCTTCGGATCAGTGGAGCCGGGATAGACGCCGGTGCGGTTGCCCCAGACTACCCAGCCGCTCGTCCAGTTCTGGGCCGTGACGATGCCGAGGCCATTGAGGTAGCTGGCCGTCTCGTTGTTGAGCCAGACTTCCGTGCCGTCGGCCAGGACGGTTGCCGTGCACTTCGCGGCCTTGTTCGAGGGGCTGACGTAGGGCACGCCGTCGTTGTCGCCGTCGGTCGCGGCCATGCGGGCGCCGACGTGAACGCTGAGGTCGAAGATGGTGCCGTCCAGCTCGAGCATGGGCCAGCAGACGACCTGGTTGGGATCGGTGTAGCCGTTCTGGATCTTCCAGGCATAGACCCCGGAATACTGATCGACAGTGCCGGTGGGCACGTCGCAGACGCAGACGCAGCGGAAGAGCCCGTTGATGCCGGTGCACTTGGCGGCCATGACGGCGGCGACGCTCGGCCGGTCGGAGAAGCCGGGGCAGAGGATGACGCCGGGGATGACGCCGAGGCGCGGGAAGACGTCCTCGATGAGCTCGAGGCCGGACTTGGAGCCGTCGCTGGCGGAGATGCCGCCGATGACGTCGGCAACGGCCAGGGCGCCGGGGTCGGTCTTGTAGGCCGAGAAGGACAGGGACGCGCCGACGGGCAGAAGCCAGGAGTCGGAAGAGTCCACCACGTCGTTGGTGGAGTCGGTCTCGCCGATCTGGGCGTCCAGGATGTCCTGGCCCGTGGTGGAGCGCAGGGCGTTGACCACCAGGAATCCCTCGTCGGTCCAGGAGAGCTCGAAGTCCGTGCCGGCGACGTAGGTGATGACCGTGTCCTCTTCGCCCTGCTCACCCTCGATGGTGCGGGAGATGACCACCGTGGAGGGGATGATGCCCGTCTCCTCGATGGTCAGCGTGCCCGTGGACGGCACGGTGATCGACTGCACAACCGCATCGGTGCGGTGCTCGGCAGGATCCAGCACGTTGACGCAGATGATCGGGCCGGCGCCGTAGAGGGCAAAGTACGTGTAGGCAGCCTCGCAGAGCGAGTAGCGGAACTTCTTCTTGCCGGAAGCGCTGTCCGCTTCGGCGGGCACGAAGCCGAAGGCCTTCACGAAGTCGCCGTACGTCTGGCAAAGGACGGGCCGGTTGACGTTGGACTCGTCGCTCATGCCCACGGGGGCCGTGCCGACGATGAACGGGATGGCGCTGTCAACGGAAACCGGAGGCAGCACGGAGGTTGGCATCTCCGAAGTGTAAACGCCGTGTTTGTAGGCCATGTTGATGATCCTCCCTTACTTGGAGAGCTGGGCCAGCACTGCGGCGTAGCGCCCGTGCAGCCATGAGCCTTTGCGCCCGCATTCCTGGCGGGCGGTTGCCGCCTGCTCGACAGGGACGATCAAGTCCGCCGCCGGCGGGCACTGGGCGACTGCATCCCGCACGTGCCGCGGGAGCGCGCCCCTGTATATCTGGCCGTAGTGGAGGCCGAGCCTGCCAACTGTCGGGCCAACGTAGATTCTCGGGCTATTAGCCATCGGTGAAACTCCCAGTCGCGCCGTCCCGGCGCATCTCGACGCCAACGGAAACGGGGCGCCCCCAGTCGGCGTCGTCAAAGAAAGGCATGATCGGGGAATGGTAGGTCCATTCGGTATGAATGACGGCAACCCAGACGGGGTAGGGCTGATCGTCGGGGAGCTCCCACGTCACCGGCATGGAAAGGGAGTACTTGTCGGCCAGCCGGCGCTCGCCCAGGGTGCCCAGTGCGTTGAGCAGACGGCGCTGGACGTTGAGCACGTACTCGCACCCTCTGTCCTCCCCGGCGAAGACGCCAAGGACGATGTCCACGCTCATGGCGGTGCCGTCCATGCCGGCGGTGCCGTCAACGGGGCGGACGATGCAGAACGGGTAGTCCTCGTCCTCCTTCCCCTTCTTTTCCGGCAGCCAGCCGACAAAAACGTGGAAAGGATGGTCGCCGGGCTTGCGGGGAGACGGGAGGCGAAACTCGTAGAGCACCTGCGTCTCGAGCCATTCTGCTATGGCCTTGAGGCATCCGTTTTCCGTCATGGCCTAGTACCCTATCCTGCTGAGCTGGTGGCTGATGCGCTTGAGCATGGTTTCCTGGAGGTATTCGCCGATCGTCTCGTAGTTGCTCTGCTTCTGGATGGCCTGGATGGGAGCGGCGCCCATGCGCTCAGGCACGTGCAGCTTCCGGCCGGTGCGGTACATGAGCAAA